AACGCAACAAATACTGCAATTACAACAGGTTCAGCAACAACTAATTACTTAACTTTTGTAACTGCAACAACAGGGAACTTACCACAGTTAACTAATTCAGGTTTAACCTATAATGGTGCTACAAACGCAATTACAGGTGGCATTAGTGGTGGAACTTTTTCTTAAATATGGTAAAATTCACGCATAAAAGGACTTAATTATGGCACAAGCAGGTTATACCCCAATATCTCTTTACTACAGTACAACCGCATCGGCTTCCCCTGCCGCGGGTGATCTTGTTGCAGGAGAACTAGCGCTTAATACGCTTGACGAAAAGCTGTATTTTAAAAACAGTGCAGGAACTGTAAAGTTACTAGCTTCTAGCGCAGGAACCACTAACGTATCGTCTATTACCTTTGGATCAACAGGATTAACACCAAGCACTGCAACTACAGGTGCGGTAACAGTAGGAGGAACACTAGCTATTGCTAATGGCGGAACAGGATCTACTTCTACTACATACTGTTCATTGACAACTAACGTTACAGGTACTTTACCTATTGCTAATGGTGGTACAGGTTCAACATCTACAGCATATTGTAGCCTTACCACTAACGTCACAGGTACACTTCCTGTAGCAAACGGCGGAACAGGTGCTACAACACAAACAGCATATGCAGTGCTTGCAGGAGGTACAACTTCTACAGGTGCATATCAGTCAATAGCTTCAGTAGGTACCGCAGGTCAAGTATTAACATCGAATGGCGCAGGTGCGTTACCATCATTCCAAGCGGCAGGTGGCGGTTTTCCCGCAGGAACTCGTATGTCATTCCAACAAACAGCTGCTCCGACAGGTTGGACGAAAGACACAACAGCAGGGCTTGATAATAGCGCTATGCGTATAGTGACAGGCTCGGTGGTTAATGGTGGTTCAGTAAACTTTACAACAGCGTTTGCTTCACAGACACCAACAGGTTCTGTGTCTATTAGCTCTGTGTCAGGTAGCGCGGGTGCAACAACATTGACAACACCACAAATACCAAGCCATGCTCATACTATTCCATTATATGAAAATGCCTCTACATTTACTACTCTGCCTATTGGTGGAACTCAGCTTAGAGGATCAACCGCTACTACAAATCCCGCAGGTGGCGATGGCTCACATACCCACCCATTCTCATTCAGCTCAGGTTCAGGTACTTTCTCAGGTAATGCGATTAACCTAGCTGTAAAATATTATGACTTTATCATAGCGTCCAAGGATTAAGGATGCAATTAAAGAATGGAACTTTTTGCCCACTTATTAAAAAAGATTGCATTGGATTACAATGTGCTTGGTTTACAAGAGTACAAGGTACTGATACGAACACAGGTAATCAAGTAGATGAGTATCAATGTGCTATTGCTTGGATGCCTATGTTATTGATTGAAAACTCAGGACAACAAAGATCAACAGGAGCTGCTGTTGAATCATTTCGAAACGAAATGGTTAAAGCTAACGAAAACAGTCAACAACTATTATTAAAAACCGCAAAAATTGCCTATCCTTCAATAGATAGCAATCAACCAAAATTAATTGAGGAGTAAGAAATGAAATTAACAATTATACCTATTGATGGCAATGTAAAAAAAGATGGGGTCGGTTATTTAGAACTTGATTTATCATCTTGTGCCATTCCTTCTAACGTAAGAGTTTTACAATGGGAAGAAACATCAGGTTGGCTAGAGTTTTGGGATCAAGATAATCAAGATATTACAGAACTACCTAGTTGGGTTAATTGCTGTTTATCTGTTTGGACTGTAGCTAATACCCCTGTTCCGCCAAGTCCACCAACAGCAGAAGACAACAAAGCACAAGCTATATATTTATTACAACAAACTGATTGGACACAAATTCCAAGTGTTAGCGACCCTGCTTTAAGTAATCCATACCTTGCAAATAAAAATGCATTTGATCTTTATAGAAACTCTGTTAGACAATATGCGCTTAATCCTGTAACAGGAGATATTAGTTGGCCTGTAGCACCTACAGAAGTTTGGACACCTGTATAAAAAGTGAGTTTAAAACAGCAGTTACTAGATAATAATTATTTAGTTATTGATAATTTTATAACTGAACAAAAAGCAAAAGATTTATATAGATGGTTTAAAAACGAGGCTAATACAAATCCTCGAGCATTTATGCATGACCCACAATGCCCTAAGTCTTTAGCTATGTATGATTTTAGGTGGTTTGTAGAACTTCTTATAGACAAAATACCATTTATGTCTGAAGTTTTAGAAGAACCTATATTTCCAACATATAGTTATGCTCGAATTTATGCAAATCAAGAAGTTTTAAAAAAACACAAAGATAGGCATGCTTGTGAAATAAGTGTAACGCTACATTTAGATGGCGACGGAAGAGAGTGGCCTATTTGGTTTACTAAGCCTAGTGGCGAACAAGTTTCATATAATTTAAAATCAGGTCAAGCTGTTATTTATTTAGGTATGATTTCAGAGCATTGGCGTGATGCGTTTCAAGGTCAAGAATATGGCCAAGTATTTTTACACTATGTCCGAGGACGTGGCGAAAATTGGATGTGTTACTTTGACAAGTTTAAAAAATAAATATGCAATATAACAAACTAGAAAATTATATTTATATAGTAAAAAATGCATTAAGTTTAAGTTTATGCGATGAAATATTAAACGAATTTAAAAATAGTGACGAATGGCAAGATACTGTTATTGGGTTAGGAAAAATAGAAAAAAACATAAGAAGCTGTGAAACTATTATTATATCTTTTCCACATGTTATACAAAAAAATAGTGAAGTAAGACATAAATTAGATAATGCAATATTTGATGGTGCTTCTAAATGTATACAAGAATATAACGCTAAATTTCCACACTGTAAAATTGAAGAAGATAGCGGATATGAGTTACTAAAGTATTCTAAAAATTGTTTTTATGCAGAGCATACAGATTCATTTAAAGCTAGACCTCGCTCTGTATCTTGTTCATTTATATTAAATAATGATTTTGAGGGTGGAGAGTTTGCATTTTTTGACAAAGAATTAAAATATAAATTAGATAAAGGTGATGCAATTATGTTTCCATCTAATTTTATGTACCCCCACGAAGTAATGCCTGTGACAAAAGGTACAAGATATTCAATTATTACATGGTTTATATGAGCAAATTAAAAATTAAAGTAATTGAAAATTGTGTATCACAACAATTTGTTGATTTTGTTAGTAATGAATTAAACCCCGAAACAATTGCTTGGGGATTTTTAAAAAATGTAACAAGTGCAAGTGGCGTAAAATTAAAAGTTGGGCTTAGTAGTGATGCATACAGAGAAAATCAAATAAAAAATACGGCTTATTGGTTTTTGTATCCGTTGTTGCTTGAAGTTGCAAACAAAAACAATTTTTTTGTTGAAAGATTGTTGAGAATTAGAATTGGAGCATATATCAATCAAAATTCTAAAGAGATTAATGACATACATACTGATTTAAATGAAGATCATTTGGTTGCTTTATATTATCCACACGACACAGATGGAGATACAATTTTTTTTGATTCAAAAGAAAATAAAAAAGAAATTTTTAGAGTAAGTCCAAGTAAAGGAAAAATAGTTTTATTTGATGGAAATATATGTCATGCAAGTAGTAATCCTACAGATCATGAAATTAGAATGTCTGTAAATTATAATTTTTTAGGTAAATGGGTTGATAATTAATGATATTAGAATTTTCAAATTATTTAGATTCAAATACCGTAAAAGAAATTAAAGACGCTGTAAAACCTTATATTTCTAATAAAATACAGACCAAATATAATAGGGATGGAAATACAGTAGATATTACAAATACACCTGCACTAAAAGAAATAGATAACAAGTTACATAAAATTTTTCTTGATATTCAACAAAATATAGTTTTACAAAGATATAAACCACAATATCAATCCGCTGACACAGGTTATGAATATCATATTTATCATGCAGGGGATGTATGTCATTATCACGTTGATGGAGAATTTGAAGATACAAAAAGTGACACAACATTATTAAGATACGCGTCTGTAATTTTGCATTTAAATACAGTAAAAGAAGGAGGAGAATTAATTTTTCCTTCACAAAATAAAAGCATTAAAACAGAAGAAGGAAAATTAGTTATATTCCCACCTTATGGAATGTTTGGTCATTACACAACCCCTTCAAATGAGGCTAGAGAAGTTATAGTAAGTTGGTTTGTTTATGATAAAATTAATGTTGTAAAAACAAATATTTAACAATTTTAAAGGAGAGTAAAAATGGCAGACATTAAATTAGAATTAACAATTGACGAAACTAATCAAGTATTAGCAGGGTTAGGTGAATTACCAAGCAAGACAGGCGCATGGAATTTGATTGTAAAAATTCATCAACAAGCACAACCTCAGTTACCAAAACCTGAGGAAAACAAAGAGGGCGAGGAAGCAAAGCTCACCTAAAACTATCAGGGGATTTGATGGACATGGATAAGGTTGAACAAGTTGATTCGCGTTTAAGCACGCATGAAGAAGTTTGTGCTTTAAGATACGAAGCTATTAATGCAAGACTAAAAAGATTAGAAAGTATTTTAATGGCATCTGCGGGTGCCATTATTCTTTTATTACTTAGTATTGTTTTAAAATGAAAAATATTATTGCTTTATTGTTGTTTATTGGCTTAATGGGATGCACATTGCATACATGGGCAGAGACAACTACTATTAATCAAAAAGGTATGCCTGTACCAAGTGCTATGGCACCTAGTATGTCTGCATTCTCACAGGATGTATGCGCAGTACCTATAAGCGCAGCAGGTAATTTGGGGTTTATATCTTTATCAGGTGGCACAGTATTACTTGATGAGAACTGTGTAAAAATTAAATTAGCAAAAACATTAAATGATTTAGGTCTTAAAGTAGCCGCTGTTTCAGTGCTATGCCAAGATCCTAAAGTATGGGACGCGATGGAGATGAGTGGCTCACCTTGTCCTATGGGTGGTGCTGTAGGTTATACAGCTAAGAAGGCTTGGTATGAAAAAGACCCTGAAAAGTTTAGAAAATTATATGGTCCGAATTACACTCTTCCTACTCCTCCTAATACTAAGGAATAACGCTTATGCTTGGTCTTGCAATTTCCAAAATACAGAAGATGGGTGGTATCTTCAGGGATCTATGGTGTGCAATGGTATCGACCCTCAAGAAGCTTTGCAACAACATTACTGCTCTTGGTACAGACCTAATGACCCATATTGCTCAATATATCAAGTTCCTGTTTGCCAAGATCAAGTTGAGTATAGGTCTTTGTCGTGCCCGATTCATTATAGTGGAGCTATTAATCAGAGCAGGTCTTTTACTTGTTCTGCGAACGCTTGGTCAGATTGGTACACAACTAGCGACAATTGTGTGCAAGATCCGCCAACATGTATTGAGTCTACTGAAACAAGGCAGTTAGCATGCTCAAGTGGGTTAGAAGGTTTGTTACAAGACCAAAGAACTTCGATTTGCTCAGATCCGTATGGTACGCCAACTTGGACTGCATGGTCGGAATTACTCAATACTTGCAAGATGACAGCGACCAACGTAAACAATGTAGCGAGCCCTGTGAGCCCAATAAGTCCGTTGAATCCAAACAGTGTGATCAATCAAGTCACTACTGTACCAATCATTCAACCCGAACCTGTAATTGTTCAGGACACGACTGCATTGACAACGACAGAGACGCCGACTACTTCTGTAGCTACAGTAACAAGCTCTCAGGTAACAACAGAAAAACAAAGTACTACGACGACGTCGGGTACAGATAAAAAAGAAGACATTAAAGCTATAGCTGTACCGAAGGGAAAAGATTTAGTACCAGGCTTTGGAATTGTATTATCTATGCAACTTCTAAATTCAGGTTATAACATGCAACAACAACAAATTCAGGAATCAATTAAACTTATACAGGAACAAGATTATGAGCGACAACAAAACATATTCATTGACTTTATCATCTCAAATGATTCTAGGGATTATCTTATCCGTGCTAGTGCCAATAGGTGGCGCAGTATATTACGGGATAACCCTCTTCAACGATTTGACAGGGACGATTGAGGAAGTAAAAAAGATGTCTAGTGTTGAAACTAGAATCGTTGTGTTAGAAGACAGAAGCAGAACAACAGAGCGTCAATTAGTAGATGTCATGATGTCTAATAATCGCGCACTAGAAAAGGCAAACGAAGCTTATGGTCGTGCAATTGAAGCCAACAGCGTTGCTAAATCATCACAAGATAAAATTACAGACACCGTAGCTAATGTAAAAGATGAAATGAAGCAATTACGCAAAGCTATGATTAACCCACTAGGAAACTAATATGCTATCAATACTTTCAGGATTACTCGGTATATTCTCATCAGGATTACCAAACTTACTTTCGTTTTTTCAAAATAAATCGGATCAAAAGCATGAGCAAACCATGGCAAAACTTGCTATGGATCAACAGATTTTAATGGCTGAAAAAGGCTTTAAATCTCAAGAGCGTATTGAAGAAATAAAGCTTCAAGAAGTAGAGGCTGAGACTTACGCTCAAGAAAGAACAGCTTTGTATGATCACGACAAAACTCTTATGGAGAAAGCTTCACAAAACGTAGTGGATCTAAACGCTAGGGTGCGTCCTTATGTAGCATTTACTTTTGTAGGTTTATTGGTATTTACTGACGTAGCAGGCTTGGTTTGGGCTATATGGACGGGTGTTGACTTTGCATTGGCAATGGGTGAGGTGTTCTCAGACCAAGAGATGGCCATCGTGGCGAGCATAATTGGCTTTTATTTTGGGTCTCGTCAATGGGAAAAGCATAGCGGTAAATGAAGGTTTCTAACGAAGCTTTAAGAATGATCAAACACCACGAAGGTGTAAGATTAAGGCCATACCAAGATCCCATAAAACTGTGGACAGTGGGCGTGGGTCATTTGATTGGCGACGGCAAATCTCTTCCCACAGAATGGAATAGATCGTTTACAATCCAAGAAATTGATCAAATTTTAAGAAAAGATTTAGCGAGGTTTGAAAAGGGTGTCACACGATTATGTCCTGTTCCTCTTACACAAGGTCAATTCGATAGCTTGTGTAGCTTTGCTTTTAATTGTGGTCTTGGGAGATTACAGTCTTCGACCCTCCGTCAGAAGGTTTTGCGCGGAGATGTTAAAGGCGCCGCTAATGAGTTTCTTAAATATACAAAAGCGGGTGGTAAGGTATTTAAAGGGTTAGTCACACGCCGTAATGACGAGCGTGCTTTATTTTTAAAGGGTATAGAATGACAACAGCAGTAGCAATGACATATGATAGCTTGGTTGAAAACATTCAATCATACCTAGAGCGTACAGACACAGCTACGCTAGAAAAGATCCCTCTTTTTATTATGTTAGCAGAGCAAGTCATTGCGTCTGAAATTAAGTTCCTAGGTAACCTTAATGTAGCTAATTCAACATTTACGGTAGGTCAAAACACGCTACAAAAGCCTGCTCGTTGGCACAAGACTGTGTCTATGAACATTACTGTAGCAGGCGAACGCCAACCTGTTCTGTTACGCAAGTATGAATACCTTAGAGAATATTGGCCTGATGACACACAAACAGGTGTACCTAAATTCTATTGCGACTACAACTACGATAATTGGTTAGTCGCTCCTACTCCCGCATCAACCTATAACTTTGAAGTCTTGTACTACGAACGCGTACAGCCACTAGACTCTACTAACCAAACTAATTGGTTCACTATATACGCACCACAAGCAATGCTTTATGGTTCGCTCCTACAGGCTATGCCATTCTTAAAAAATGACGAGCGTCTTCCTATGTGGCAAGCACAATATCAAGCTATTATGAATACGCTTAAAACAGAAAACACTCAACGAATTGGAGACAGACAGGCAACTGTTCTTGATACTTAATTATGACTATATACACTTCCCCCTTTACAGGAGACGTTATACAACCTACCGATGTGAGTTACGCATCGTATCCAATCTCTGCTGACTTAACGCTTGTATGGCCTATTAATGGCAACATATCGACAAGCGTGGCGGCTCGTATTATGGACATCACACCATCAACAAGTGGTTTGTCTGTATTTATGCCTCCCGCAAATCAAGTGTCAGTAGGTCAAGACGCATTTATTAAGAACCCAAGTGCTTTTACATTAACTATTAAAAGCTCAACAGGAGCAACACTAGGTACACTTACCGCGGGTGCTACAAGATATTTTTACTTAACTAATAACTCTACCGCTTCAGGTACATGGTCAAACATAGCGTTAGGTATTGGTACTTCAGATCCTGATGCAACAACATTAGCAGGTCTTGGTTTAAAAGCTATTGGATCAACGCTCAATCAAGCTTCTCCAACATCCTCTGTTACCGAAGGGTATACATTTACATCAGGCGACAGAGCACAAACAAAAGTTTGGGGTGGTGGCGCAGGTACTGTAAATCTACCTGTTGCAAGCACTATTGGTGATGATTGGTTTTTATTTTTCAAGAATAACGGCACAGGTACAGTTTCTCTAAACGCGCAAGGCGGCAATACAATTGATTTAGCTTCATCAAAACAATTCCAACCAAATGAATCTGCAATGATTGTATGTACAGGTTCTGTTTTTATAACTGTAGGTTATGGTGTAAGCAATCAGTTCTTATTTCAATCAATTACAAAAGAAGTTACATCAGGGTCATATACACTTTCAACATCGGAAGCAACTGCTTTAATTCAAGAGTATGTAGGCACACTATCAGGTGCAGTCACTGTTACCTATCCTCCTGTAGTTGCGTTCTATATTGTAAGCAATCAAACTACAGCGGGTGGTAATACACTTACAATTACAACAGGCGTAGGCGGTGGAGCAACCGCAACAGTAGCTGCGGGTAACCAAGCAACATTAATCTGTGATGGTGTTAATTTCTACAACGCAAATACTGTACAAGCAGGTGCTTCTGTGACTTCTTTAGCTAACGGTAGCGCTCCTAACCCATCACTCAGTTTTGCATCAGAACCTTCAACAGGTATTTTTAGGTCAGGTGCAGGCTCATTTAATATATCAATTCTAGGAACAAACAGAGCTGAAGTAAATGCTTCAGGATTAGCTGTTACAGGCACAGGAAACTTTACAGGGGGAGTTCTTGGGGGAATCTTCTAATGACAAAGAAGGTTTTTGCTCTTGATACCCAACCTGGTATTCAGCGTGACGGTACGGTGTTTGATCGTGCGGTTTATACTGACGGTCAGTGGGTAAGATTTCAACGTGGTCGTCCTAGAAAGATACTAGGCTATCGAGAAATTACAGGGAATATGGCAGGTCCTTCTCGAGGCTTGTTTTTAGATCCCCAAGGGTTATTTAATGTAGTTTTTAATGGATATAACAATGGTATTCAATCGTTAC